CGGTGAGTGCCCCCGTCTGACTGAGTGTGATACCTGCGCCATAGGTTCCGGTGCGTCCGTTGCCGCTTGTGTCGAGGGCTGTAGTTCCGGCTGCCTCGTCAAGGCGCCAATAGAGGGAAGGAGTGAAACCGAGCGTCGCGTTCAAATAGCCGACGGGGAATCCGACAAGCGCGAGGATCTCGGCAACGCGCTGGTCGACTCGTTGCGCGGGGAACGTCTCACCCACCAGATCGTAGAGTCGACATAGCTTCAACGAATCCACCGCGGTCAGCGTCAGCGTCGCGTCCTTCCCCGCCTGCGGCCACTGACGCAGCAGTCCCTCGATGATGCCCTGCCAGATCGGATACGTCGTTCCCTGCCACACCGCCTGGACGCGCACCCACTGCGCCTTCGCCACCCCCAATGTCTCGAAGCGGACGCCGGCGTCGTCACGGTTGTTGAGGACGAGCTGCAACGTTCCGGGTGTCGTCCGCTGGAACTCGTCGTTGCGGCCAGACCGGGTCGAGTTCAGGCTTCGCACGTAGCCGGTGATCTCAGTCCAGGCCCGAACCGGGTTTGTCGGCTGGTTCGTCTTGTCGACCTGGACGATGAGTTGCGGCAGCCGTCCGTTGCGGTCGAGATCAACCGGCATCTAGGCGAAACCTCCGAAGATGTTCTTTTCGCGGCGGCCGATCTTGACGAGCTCGTCGCGAAGCGTGTAGGCGAACGCCTGGTCGGCGGAACCATGAACCGGCCCGACGTTGACCGTCACGCTGCCGCCCATCGCACCACCGGCGCCGGTTGCTATTGCGCCGGTCCCGATCTTGGGGGCGATCCCAGCGGCCAGCGAATAGACGCTCGGCAGCGCCGTCTCCATCCCCGTCTGCAAACCCTCGATGATCGCCTTGCCATGCGGGACCAATAGGACCCGGTCATAGTCGAGCGGCCCCTTGAGCGACGCGATCTTTCCGGCGATCCCCGAGATTGCTCCCTTCGCCTTGTCGAAAGCGTCCTTGATGCCGTTGATGAGTCCGTCGATGATCGAGACGCCGGCGTTGTAGAGCAGATGGGACAGGTCGCCGATCGCGTTCACGATCTTGCCAGGAAGGTTGCTGACGAGGTTCACCACGTCCTTGATTCCGTTCGTGACTTTCGTGCTGATTCCATCCCATGCATTCCCGACGGCGGTTTTGACCGCGTCCCAGGCGTCGCTGGCGTCCTGTTTGATCGTCGCCCAATGCGTGGCGATGAACGTGACCAGGAGACCGAGAGGGCCGGTGATGATTAGCGCCAACGCCTCCACGAACAGTTTCCAGTGGTCTTTGACGAAGGCGATGCCGTCGTCGAACACCTGTTTGATGTCGTTCCAGACGTTCACGAACACGGTCTTGATCTCTTTCCAATGGGTGGCAATCGCGTAGATCGCGATACCAAGAACGGCAAGCGAGGCGACGACCGCGAGGATGACGAGGATGACCGGGCTGGCGGCGATGTCGAAGGCGAGAGTCGCCGCAGTCATGATGCTCGTCGCAATCGAGGCGGCTATGAGGGCGGCGGCGAGGAGGCCGATCGCGACAACCACAATCTTGGTTACCGTTTCGTGTTGCGCCATCCAGCCGGTCGCGACCGCAAGCGCCCCGCTCACCATCACCAGCGCGGGCAGCAACGCTTTCCCCAGATTTTCCCCGAGCGCCGTCGTCTGCGCGTGGAACTGGGCCATGCCGCCAGCCGCGGTTTGCGAGAAGGCATCGGCTTGCCCGTGCAGCTTGTCCGTTACGAGCTGGATCACTTCCTTGGCGGTCTTCTGCTTGTCGATCGCCTTCGCCGACGCCAGCTCGAGTTTCTGTGTCTCGGTCTCGGTGCCGTGCATCGTCGCCTTGAGGGCGTCATAGGTGGACGTGACCGGCTGAATCGTCAAGCCGAGCTGCTTGGTGGCGCGCTGCGACCCGGCCATCGCCATTGTCAGGATCTTGGTCGCCGACCCCAGGTCGATGCTTTTGAAGCGGGCGATGTCGGCGGAAACTCCGAGGAGGCCCATCGCCTGCCGCGCGTTATGCGTCGCGATCTCGAGAGAGCCAAGAGACGTCCGAGTGTCCGTGTTGGTGAAGCCGAGGCTACGCATGTTCGTCTCGGACGTATTGATCTGTCCGCCGAACGCCGCAGCCGACTGTCCTGATTGTTTGAAGGCGTCGTCTAGGCGAGCCGTCGACACCTGAGCTTCCATCGCCGCCTTGACGGACTTCTCGAGGCCGTAGGCGAGACCGCCCGCGATAGCGATCCCGGCTACACCGGCGACACGCCCCATCTGGCGTGTTTTGCCTGCCGCCTTGTCGAGCTCGGCGCCGAACTGCTTCGCGTCGCCGAGGATCGAAACGATAAGAGCCCTAGGCATCGATCACGCCTCGCGACCGTGCCCAGTCCCAGCAAGCGTCCAACTGGTATGGGGTGAGATCACCGAGATCCTCGGGGCGCAAGCCGCATACATCTCCTAGGAAGGGCTGCCAATAGCTTCGGGGCGGTTCGCTGGCTGGTCCCCAGCGTCGGTCGAAGGTGAACCAGAAGTCTCGGAAAGCGAGCTCTTGCTTTCGGCGCCGCCGGACCCGTTCGGCTCGCCACCAGTCATCCCATTGGGGCCCGGTGAAGCCGGGGGGCGCTCATCCACCACCTCGATCTCTGTCTGGAGGTCAACGGTGATCGCGCCGACGGTGGCGGCCATAATCTCGGCCGGGTCGACGTCCCTACCGGCGCGTTGCAACACGATCACGGTGAAGGCGACGACCAGGTCATAGTCACCGGCCTGCAATCCCTCTTGGAGTTCGCCGGCGCGGACGCCGCTGATCTCTTTGATCGTGTGCAGCTCGGTCCCGGTGAACGCGGCGATGTCGAGGTTGTAGTCGCCGTCATAAGGCGGCACGCCCTCGATCTTCAATTTGGGCACTCTGATCCTTTCCTAGTAGAAGCCCTGCCGGGCCGCGGATGCGGTTACCATTGCGTCGACTTCGGCGTACACCTCGTCGCGTTTCGCGTCCAGGGCGCCTTCCATCGACTCCATCAGCTCACCGGCGAGGTTCGGCCGTTTCGATCCGCCATGCGGCCGCGTCTTCGGCGCCACATAGACGCCCTTCACAGTTGCACCGATCCTCATCTGCTGCCAGCGAGGACCGATGTTCGTGATCTCGAAAGCGGCGCGCGTCTGCGCCTCGCCGCGTACCTGTTCACCCGCGTGCAAGAGTTCCGCCTTCAACTCGAGGAACACCTCTTTGCGCAGCTCGAGGAACGCCACCTCGAGTTCCTTCTGACCTTTGATCTCGATACGGCTTGCGGCCATTAGGAGATCGGGTAGGTGACTCCGGCCTGGCTCGCGTTGCGGAACGTGTATGACGCCGAGTTCGCGTCACCGATCTTGCCGTCGAGCATCGGGTAGTCGAACAGCAATGCCCCGGCCATGAAGTAGCAGGGGTTGGTCGAGCCTCTGGCCGCGTTGATCATGCGAACCTCGACCGCGAACGGTGTCGTCGCCGCGATCAGCGGCGACAACGTGGCGTGAACTTTGCCTACATCGCCGCTCTGGAAGAAATCGAACGCCGCGGTCGCGTCGCCGAGCCCCTTCGTATAGGTGATGTTCAATGCCCCCATCGCTGTGATATCCACGTTCGCCCTCGAGTCCGTGAGGTGAACCGCGGAACACTGCGAGCTGAGGTCGACGCTGTTGATCAGGACGAGTGCGTTTGTGAGTGCGCCAATCGGCATTTACTTGTTCGCCTCCTTCGGCTTCTTGTCGTGCTCGAGCCAGCCGGCGGCGACAACGGCGAGCTCTTCGCCATGATCGAGATGTAGGTCGACCGATTCGCCGAGTTCGGCCCCATACCGCTGTGCGCCCTCCTCGGACGCGATGACGTACTTGGACATGCTGGTCTCCTAGGGTTGTGCGAGCTGGACGGCTGCGACCGTGACGGTGGTGACGCCGCTGTAGGTGATGCTGCAAAGGCCGGTGACCGGGTCGGTGAACGTCCCTGCGTCGACCGGGCCGATCCAGCGTGTCGTGGCGTTCGCGACAACGACTGCGGGGCTGGTGATCGCCACGTTCGGCTCGAAGGTGCGGGCGGCGGGGACGACGAGCGTGACGGTGATCGGGGAGCCGCCACCGTTCACGACCTCGAGCATCATCCCGGATCCGGTCGCCATCGCGTCACCACCACCGGCCGCGGCTACCGGCGTGACGATCGTGCCAGCCCGGTTGATGACCTGTGTTGTCAGTGTTGCCATGCGTGTCCTCCTAGATCCACTGTTGACAGTTGACGGTGACGACGAGTTCGGCGATGCGTGCCATCCCATCCGGCTGCACGAACTCGGTGAGGCGATAGGCCGTCAACTGGGCAAGGCTGACTGCGCCGCTGACGGTCGGGTCGGTGCGTAGCTGATTCTCGAGCTCGGCTGAGAGGACGAAACAGCGAGCGTCGGTGGCGGCGGTGTCGGTGCCGTCCTTCTCCACATGGATGACGACCTTGGTGTTGTAGTCCTCGTGCCGTGTATTGATGCCAGCGGTCGCCATCTCTTCGACACCGTCGACGTCACCGACCCAGATGTATTCCCTGGAGGGCGACGGCAGCGGTGGCCCGTTCGTCACCTGGATGCCGGTGAGGCCAGCGCGCGCCTGCAATTGCGTCACAAGGTTCGCCTTGAGAGTGGGGATAGTCGAAGTCGCCATCTAGTGGCCGCAGACGCTATGCGCCGCCCGGGTCGCATGAGATTTGCCATGGCTCGCGTGGCCCTTGCCGTGATGCCTGGCCGCCTTCCCGTGCGAGGCATGAGTTTTGCCGTGCGTTGCATGACCCTTGCCGTGCCCTTTGCTCGATCCTCCGCCTCCGCTACTTGCTGACTTAGCGGGACCGTGAGACCCTTTGGCTTTACAGCTTCCGCCCTGGCTAGCTAGCGGCATTGACCCAGCCTTCGGGGTAGCTGCGGCGAGCGACCCGACACGCCAGTAAGCCTTGCAGCATGTGGATGTGGTAACGAAACTCGGCCGGCTCGTCCTCATGCTGGATTGGCAGGGCGGTGTAAGAACTGAACGCATCGAAGAGGGCGTCCATCACTTCGCCTTCGTCATCATTGAGGCCGTCATCTCGGGCGTCTTCATCAGACACTGACCCATTGCCTTAGTCGGTAGAACGGCCCGAGCAGATAGAGGGCGGCGCGAGGAATTTCTAGTGTCGCCGGGAAACTGGGAGCGATACCGCCAGCGAGTCCTATTTCTCCGGGGCCGAACATGGTCGCTACGTCTTTGCGGAGCCAACTGCCGACTGTGATCACGCAGGCGCGGTTGACGTCGAGGGGGACGGTCGCGAATCCCCAGGCGCCCGTGATGTCGAGGAGGGCGTACCCGAACGCATACAGCGTGTTCGAGGCGTACAGGGACGCGAGGAAGCCTGATAGCTCGAGGCTCGTATAGGTGCCCGATGGTGCGCCGATCGGTAGGAGCTGATAGTCGCTGGTGACGGTGAGCGTCGTCGGCGACGAGGTCTCGGGGTTCATCGTGGCCGCGCTGACGGTGCGAAGGTCGAATGGGGCGAGGCTGACCTGGCGGCCGTCGACGCGGAATCTGCGGGTGGCGCTGGCAGTGACAGGTGCGAACTCGCGGTCGGTCTCGTTGAGGATCGCTTCGGATGCAGCCGTGATCAGTGTTGCGATCAGCGCGTCCCGTGACGTGTCCGCTGTCGGGATCTCGAGGCTGGCGCGAACGTCGGCGAGCGTGCAAAGATCTTGGGCGCCGGGCATCTAGGTGAACGCCTTCTCGGCCTGGAAGCCGCCCGGATGGAACTCGCCGGCCGTGGTGGCGCCGAGGTAGTCGATGTGGATGCCCCAGGTGCCGTCGGTGTCCATGCGCGGATAGGTGACGATCACGCCGATATGGCCGACGGTGACGGCCGGATCGACGAGGATCTTGAACCCGCCGGCTCGGACCTTCGCGCAAAACTTGAACTCCTCATCCATCCGTCCCGGCGTGTTCGTGAACCAGGGGTCGCCGACGTGGTCGAGGATGTGGCGGCGGATCAGCATCAGTGACCCGGTCACGTCGACCTCGAATGGCTCGTCGTCGTCCTCGAGGTCGTCGAGTTGGATGACGCGCCGCAGCGGCCCATAGTGGACGAGCGGGAACGGGGGCCCGCGCCGGGTGCATAGAGGGGCGATCATGTCGGCTTCACGGTCAAGGAGCCGCATCAATGCATCCGGGGCGAAGACATGGTCATCGCCGACGATCCACACCCACTCGTCCTCATCACGGAGGGCACGGATTGAGTCGTTCAAGTTCTGGATGATCGAGGTGCCGATCCCGAAGATCAACTGTGACCCTGGTGGCAGCTCGAGATTTACGAGCGATGAGGTGAACCGGTGATAACGGGCGGTCTCCTGGCCGGGGATGATGACCGCACCGGGCGGATGCATTATCTGAGCGCCCCGGCCAGCGCGATGATCGCGAGAACGCCAACCTCGATGACGAGGATCCAGGCTTGAAGATTCGTCATTCGGATGCCTTCGCCTTCGCCGGCTTCAATGATTTCAGCACACCCTCTACGGCCGCTTCTCCGGAGACAGCGTCGATCATCGCGCCTTCCTCGTCACGGACATGCATCGCCTTCAGCTCGGCGACACGGTTCCGATAGCCGGCCAGCTCCCGCTCGAGGTCGGCCACATAGGCGGCCTCGTCTGCGTAATGCGGGGGAATGTAAGCCTTGGTTTTCGCCATTCGGTTGGCTCCTTCGGGGATGTGGGGGGCCAGTTCCCGTGGCCCCCCACGTTTGTGTCCCGGCCTAGAAGGTCGGCGGGACCAGTCCCTGTCCGGTCACGGCCCCGGATGCTCCGGGGTAGCGGCCGGCGGTGAACGCGATATACCCGTAGGCGATCAGGTTCACCGTCAGGTTGGTGGCTCCGGTCTGCTCGAACGACAGCGTCACCGGATCGGATGCCCGCTCGAACAGGTGGACGACACGGTCTGCGATCACGATGATCGAGTCCTGGTTCGTCGTGGCACCCGTGTTCGTCGGGATGTTCGCGTCGGTGAACACGGGGAGGCCGTGCATGTTTCCGACGAGCCCGTAGTCGGGCGTATTGTTGCCGTCGAGGCCCATCACGTTGAAGCCTGCACCGGATGGGACGATCAGCGGCCGGTTCTGCGAGTCGAGTGCCGCCTCGAAGAATCCCCACCGGCGAGGATGCATGAAGATCTTGGAGGCGTTGTAGCCGAGGCCGCCGACTGACGTGTTGATCTGCTGGATGACGTCGGCGATCTTGGGCCACACACCGGCCACCGTGGCCGTCGATGCGGTCGAGCTCGAGATGCTGCCCGTGCCCAACAAGCCTTGCGGCTGATTGTTAGACCCTGACCCGTTCAGGCAGTAGGTGTCGAGGATCGCCCAGTAGCGCGCGATCAGGTCCTCGAACAGGATCTGATCCGAGTAGGCGGCCCTTTCGAGTCCCTGCCTTGACACCGGCGAGTAGCCGGAGATGGTGTTCACGGCGACGGACAGATCCGCCTCGGTGATGTCCTGGGTGACGACCGCGGTGTTCTGGGTCGTCTGGGCTGCGGCGGCGAGCCCCTGCGTCAAGCGGGGAACGATCACCGACATGCCGACGTCGGGGAGCGGTGCGTTGTTCACCTGGTCGGCGAACACGCGACCGTTCCTTGACGCCTTCGCGTACAAGTCGATGAGATACGCCGGCGGAATGATGCCGCCGAACGTCGCCGACGTGATCGCGAACTTCTCCAGCTCGTGCTGCTGATGCTTGTTGATGCGGGCCGACGCGGCCCCATCACCCTTGATCTGGGCGGCATACAAGTCGGTCAGGAAGGGCCTGCCGTCCTTGACGTACATGTCGGGCTCCTTAACTGCGATGCCCGGCGCGTTCGTCTTGATCAACGTGTACTGGTTGCGGATCCGCTGCCGCGTCTCCGCGCTATCGATCTGGCCCTTGATCCGTTCGGCCTGGACGACGGCGGCACTGAACTCGTCCTGCCGCTTCTTGAGCTCGGCGTCGTCATAGTTGTCCGGGTAGTTCGTTGCTTCGTCGACCGCGTCTGCCGCCTGACTGAATGCTTCGACCGCCTCGTTGTGTAGGGCGATCAGCTCCGTCAGCGACTTGGCAGCGGACTTCTCAGTCTGCTCTTCGTCCATCCTCGTTTCCTTCCACTGCTACGAGACCGAGCCGTGCCCGTTCGGCTGCCATCCACTGGCGAACCTCCCTGACGAACGGCCGGTCTTGTCCACTTTCGACGCCGACTCCCCTTGCGGGGCTGTCGCCGTTGCCCTCGCCCAGGCCGGGCTGATGGCGGTGGTCTCCCTGATCGGGCTGACCGAGAAGCGTTGCGTACCGCTCCAAACTCGAAATGGTCTGTGAGAACACGCCCTGCGTGGCCGCACACACATCGTAAATATGCTCGACATCGGTGATCAGACGGTTCTCTTCGTCGGGCCCGTCTTCGTTCTCGGCGTAACTGAACTCGTTGCCCGCTGTGGTAAAGGCGAATGAGGCCTGCCTGACAACGCCGACTCGCATCTTCTCGGCGAGCGCAACGGCGTCCGGGTCGGACTTCGACACTTTCGCCATGAAATGGAGGCCGTTCTTGTCCACGCTCAACTTGAGACTGCCTGGCTGGCCGGCGGGCACGTCCGTTGCGGCAACGGATGTGTTCATGTCGTGGCCGCGGTTGAAGTGGACGACACCCGAAGGCTCGCTGAACCCTTGGCTTGTCAGGACGTTCGCGAACGCTTGCGGGCTGAGCTCGACGGTCGCCCGGACGAACTTGTCCGAGTAGACCTCTGCTTTATGCCCGAACACGGCGGCGTAGCCGCTCATCGTCCACGTTCCCTGTGGTTCGTTGTTTCGGACGTCGACCATCTCGATCGGCGCAACCGCATAGAACCGTTCGACGTCGCTCATGTAGGAACTCCTTCCACGGCGGGTTGGGCTGGCGCCTGGCCGCCCTTCCCGTTCAGGTTCGCGTTGGGCGCGCCGCCGACCGGCGTGATCTGCGGGATCGATCCGACGCCACCGGGGAGCGGCGGCAGGCCGATGATGGCGCGCGCCTCATCAGGTAGATAGATCCCCGCCTGGACTCGCTGAGTCAGCACGGTCGCCTCCGTCATGATGTCACCGCGCACGAACGAGTCAGTGTCGAACGATGGATAGATCGACCGCCCTAGCGGCGGGAACATGGTGTCGTCATCCTCGAGCGCCGATTCGATCCGTTCCAGCTCGGGGCCGAGCCCGAACCTAAGCCAGGTCATCAAGTCTTCCTCGAGGGTCGGCTTCGTCTGCGACGCCATCGACGGGGCACCCAACAGGTTGGCGGGGACGCCCATGATCCGTGAGGCATCCTCGACGGTCAGATGCGCCATCTCGACGTACTGGCTGTCGACGGCGGTCATCCCGATCGGCTTGATGTCGGCGCCACCACCGAGAACCGCGGTCGTCGAGCCGCCCGTCCCCTCATACGTTTCCTCCCAGCTCGGCTTCCATTCGTCGGCCTGTTCCTTGGAGGTGCCTTGCGGGAAGATGACGGCGACTTGGAGGGCGGTGCCGCGGCGCCACATCCTCGATTCGTGGTTCTGCCGCTCTACGGGCGCGGCGAGCGCGTCCCTGAATACTTTGACGGGTGAAGGGGCTTCCCAGGTTCCGCCGGCGCCGTGGCCGCGAATGTGCAGGATGGTGTCGTAATCGAGCATGTATTTGCCGGGCCCGTGGCCGCCGGGGTCGATGTAGCCCTCGCTGATCGTGACCTCGTATCGGCCGCCGCCTTTGCAGGCGACCTGGTCGGGATGGAGGGCGTACCATTCGGTGACGCGAAGGCTCATCGGGTCGACGTATTTCCAGATGTATGCGTTGCCGCGGTAGGCCAATGATTCGCCGACGGTGTCCCAGAAGCCGAACCGGGTCTGCCATTCGTTCGGCGCCCCACTGAACAGCTTCCCCTGCCAGGTCTGGTCCTGCCGTTTCTTGTCGGGTCCTTCGCCTTGCCAGCATCGCAATCGGAGGCTGGCGATGGCTTCGGCGCGGATGCGGGCGGCACGGTTGATGGCGGGGATGCCACGGATCGCGTCCTCGCCGACCGTTCCCGATAGTCCGCGCAGGCCGGTGTAGCCGTACCTGAGCATGTCGGTGAGGGCGAACGAGAAGTATTCGATCTGGCCGCGACCTCTGACGTTCAGGATCATCTAGTAGCCCCTCGGTGGACGGGGGCGCGGTTTTGGTCTGGGCTTCGTCATAGGACCTCGTAGAAGGCGACGCGCTCACGTGGGATCGTCAGCCAGCGCGACTCGAGCTCGGCAGGGTTCCCCTGCGGAGTCGTCAACAGGATCGGGAGGGCGATCATGTATTCGCGTCGGCGCCTACTGACAAGAATCCCCTCGACTGAGGGGAGCTGTGATTGTTTCTCGTCGATGAGATGCATACGCACTCTGGGTTTCCTTTTCACCCCGGCACCAGTTCGGCGCCGTGCTCCTTGCGCCGGTCGTAATAGACCTGAGCCTGGAAATCGCGGGTCTTGGTGCGGCCGCCGCGATGGTCGATTCGGACGAACGGGAAATTGTCGGCCTCGACGAGTTCCGGCTTCTGGATGCAGTAACCCTCGAACAAAAGCTGCCCGTCCCCGGTCAGGTAGGTGAAATGGTTTCGTTCGAGGTGGATGCCGTGGAATTGGGCGCGGAAGAACTTGCGGAGAGGGAAGGCTCCCTCACGGGTGCCGTCGTTGACTTCGTCGATCATCAACGTGGCGACATCGCATTCGGTCCGCTCGAGGGCATCCCTAAGGCCGAGAGCTTCTTGGATACGTTCGTCGGCGTCGACGACCCATAGCCAGTCCACTTCCGGCCGCGCAACCATGTGGGCAGCCTTGAACGCAAACGATCGTTTCTCGATCTCGTTGCCGAACCACACATCCTGCGGACAATGCACCGTAACGCCCATGTCGGCGCCCTGGGCGCCTGCCAGGATCGCCTGCGCCTGCTCACCCGGAGACTGGGCACGTCCTTCCGGATAGAGCATGTAGGCGCCGTCGACGGCAACCAAGTGGTCGACGCCGGCGGTGGCGAGTGAAGCGACGAGCTCGGTGAGCGCCCAGGCTGGTTCGTCGTACCAAGAAAGAATGGCGACCAGTCTCACTGTTTCCGCTCGATCAGATAAGGATTCGAGCTGTTCTGGCCGTGTGACGGGAAGAATGGGGCGCGGTCGCCGAAACGGATGAATTCCATCGCCTCATGGCGCTCGCATTCGATAATGCAGTCGAGCACCCACCGTTCCCAGGTCTCGGTGTCCCATGTGGCCGGCGGAACGGGGAAATAGTGGAGACTGGTGACTTGGCCGGGGGCGACGCTGTTCTGAACGGTGAAACTGATGCTGAGCGTCCAGCCATAGCCGGCGCCGTAATGCTCGCCGCCTCGTTCGCGCTCGTCGAGCTCGATAACCCAGCCCGGCTTATACGTGCAGCGTTCGACGACATCGGCAAGCCGCTCGAGCGGTGCGGCTGAACCTTCCTGATATGTGACTAGCGTCTCCCGAAATCGCAGGACCTCGGCTTGTTGCGCGTCTGTCACTCTCGCACCTTGTCGGCGATCTGTTGCCAGCCCTCAATCTCGGCGATAGTCAAGATGTCACCCGTCATGATCCCGTACAGGCGGCGGGCCGGGTTGCCGACCCATACCTCGCCGGCGGGAATGTTCGACACAACCACCGCGCCAGCCCCTAGGCGCGCTCCTGCGCCCACGGTGATGAAGGGTCTTACCAGGACTCCAATTCCGCACCGGACGCCCGCCTCGAGCCTTACATGGCCTCCCAGGACGGTGTGGGGGGCCAGTTCGCAGTCTGCGCCGACCTGGGCGTCGTGTCCGATGTGGCAGCCCTTCATCAGCCAGGCGCCCTCGCTGATCTTGGTCGGCTCATGGACGCCAGCGTCGACGGTGCAGTAAGCCTCGATAACCGCCGATTCGGCGATCTCGGGATAGAGGCCCGCGGTGCGATGCCGCCAGTCGCGATGCTCGGGCGGTTCACCGATCAGTGCGGTGGGATGAATCACGCGACCTCCTCGAGCAGCCGTGGATCTTGGTCGCCGAAGCAAGTGACGTCGACGAACCGGCGTCGCCAATAGGGCTCGCGGAACCGGAACCGCATGAACCCCGATATCGGATCGCACAGGTTCGGATCGCAGGCGTCGACGAGGTCGGCGGCCTGTCCGTCCAAGGTCACGAATCCCCGCTCGACGATGAACGCGAACTCGGCAGGATCATCTACATAGGCGGCCATGTGGACGTTCCCTTCGCTGGGGGCGAATGCCCATGTCACCATGCCATCGCGAACGCCTGAGACGTCTCCACGGTCGATGCCGCCCAACACGCCAGCGTCACCGCAACCAAGGGGCTGATATCCGTCGCCGACGATTTCCGCGACCACGCCCACGCATCCGCGAGCGGACGCCGCGAAGCGCCCCTCAGTGCCGCCACAACCTCCGCCGAGCCGAGATGGCGAACCGCCTTCTGGTCGACGAGGTCGTAGAGGAGGCCACAGGCCGCCGCGTAGTCGCGGGCGCTGACCGCTTCGATAGGGATGTTGGCGGCGGTGAGGGCAGGAAGGATGCTTCCGGCCGGACCGGCCGCATCACAACTCACCGCCGCGGCCTTGTGTCGTCCGACCAACTCGACGAGCCGCCGCGCGATCCAACCAGTCCCCGGACGGCGCTCCACGAGCTCCACATGCAGAAGGCCATCACTGCGACGGCCGCTGGCGGCGATCGTCGCGAACGAACGATCCGGCGTCACATCGAACGTGAAACAGACCGGCCCCACGATCGATGATTCCGGGTCGGTCAGGGCTTGCCAGTCATTGATGTCGATCACCGACCCCGTCCCATCCGTGGCCGGCCAGTCACCGATCCCCAGTCGTTCCACGGCGAAGCTGCGCGGATCCATCGACCGCTGCTCGTTCCGCACATGATCCACACTGATCCGGGCAGGCATCCCAGGATTCGCCTGCCGCCACGCCTTCTCGTCGACCGCCAGCTCGGCAGGAACCAGCGACGGGTTCTCGCCGTCCACCGACCACTCGAAGAACGCCAAGGTCGGATCGTCGCCGGCCACGCCGCGCTCCCTGACGCGCGCCAACACCAGCCCATGCTCATGAACGAACTGGTCGACCGCGCTCCCCGTATGCCACACCTGGGGATTCGGGCGAGCCGACAACGTCGGCAGCAACGCCCCATACGCAAACTCGGGCAGGAACATCGCCTCATCAAGGACGAGACAGTCGCAGGAGAAGCCGCGGCCGCCGCCGCGCGACCTGGACCGGAACCGGATCCGCTCGCCGGTCTTCAGGGTGATCTCTTCCTGGCCGTTCGTGTTCCTCACCTTGGAGACCCGCCTATCGAGTTCGGGCGTCTCCTCGATCAGCCAGAGGAGCCTGCGGAAGTGCTCGAGCGACGTGTCGACCTGATGCGCGGAATGGATGATCAACCGCTCACCGAACAGGAACAAGCCGGCCAGCTCGCGCGCCTCCAAGATCGCGCCCTTCCCATTCTGGCGCGGCTCCACAACCCCCACACCGAACGCAGCCCACTTCCCATCGTCCTTGACACCAAGCGCGTGCTCGAGGACGAGCGCCTGCGCGCCGTCCAGCTTCAACCCCGCCTTCTTCGCGAAATCCACCGCCTCCTTGCCGCGCGAGCTCGGAGCTTCGGGCGCCGACATGATCCGCGGCAACTGAACCCTCACCACGAACGCGACGTCCTCAACGCCCGCGACGCATTCCCACGCCTCGCACCATCCTGCGCGTTACACCGCGCATGCGCCGGGCCCCGATAACTCGTCCGATCCGGCGTATGGTCGAGCTGCCAGCGCACACCAGGCGCGATCGGCCGCCCACACAGGCAACAAACCGCAAGACCAGCATCGACGAGAGGGGTGAGCCAACGGCGCGTCTGCCGGTGAACGTGAAGGTTAGTTGTCCGTCTCGTCAACATGTCGGAGGGGGATATTCGCT